CGTTGCAGAAGTTGTGAAGACAGACAAATGGTTAGGGGTATATGGTGAAACAATATAGATTAACCTACGAAACAAAGGGCGTTAGGGTTGTTGATGTATGGGTAGATGAGAAGCAACTGCCAGAAAACTTTGACCTATATGACCACGACAAACAAGATGAAATACTTTACTCATTACAGCGCAAATCTAGTGAGGTATACCAAGATAATCACGACGGGAAATGCGTAAATATCCTGCCAGTCTTACAACTTAAGGCGGTAATCAATGAATCTTGATGGTATAATTAGACAGCCCAGTTGGTATAAGAATGCTGGGTGCTTGAACTATGACCCTGATTGGTGGTTCTATGGAGAGTTTAGAAGCAAACAAGACTTTGAATATGATGTAGATAAAGTCAGGGTTGCATTATCCATATGCGATTCTTGTCCCGTAAAGAATGAATGTCTTAAGACAGGAATGGAAAAAGAGAATATGATTACTGGTTCTATCTGGGGTGGATTGCTTTATTCAGAAAGATTATTTTTAAAGGGCAAGGTTCCAAAAAGAAAGCGTGCAATAGAGGCGGTATTTAGAAAGAGGGTAAGGGCTAAGATTGCAAAGGCGTCCTAATGAAAAAGTCTTTAGGTATTCTATCCATTGGAATTGTAATAGTATCAATGACCTCGTTATCAATATCAGATAAGGTTAAAGATGTTGTTGTAAAAGAGACACCAGTTATATCCAAAAGAACTAAGGCTACGTATGAAGAAAAGAAAGAGAACAAAAGAATAGCAAAGGACTTTGCGTGGGCTGGGTATGGGTGGAAAGATAAACAATGGGATTGCATTTTAAAATTGTTTACAGCCGAGTCTAGGTTTGACCACTTTGCCGACAACCCAAAGTCAACAGCGTTTGGAATTGGTCAGGTGCTAGGAGAGAAGTCTTATGTGCCAGAGATACAGATTCTCAGGGCGTATAATTATATAGAACATAGATACATCACACCTTGCAAAGCGTGGGGTCATCATTTAAAGAAAGGTTATTATTAATGTTAGACCTAACGGGCAAGCCAATAATGGTATGCGTTTGCGGTTCTAAGTTATGGCAAGTAAATGTTATGTGGGATTTAGAAGAAAGAAGCGTAGGGTGGTATGACTTAAGACAGATATGTGTTGTATGTGGTGCAATAGCAACAGCACCAACACCTATTGATGAGGATTACAATGCCAACTTATGATTACGAATGTCCAGGTGAAGACTTAAGACGTGAACTTCAACTACCAGTTGGACACGAACAACCAAGGTGCGAAACTTGCGGTGCTTTAATGACCAGAATATACACAGCCAACCCAATTCATTTTAAGGGTTCGGGATTTTATAAGACGGGTGGCTGATATGTCTGAAGACAGCAAAGAAATAAACCAAGAAAATAATTTGAAGAGTAGTAATGATTTAGATTGGGCTTATCAAAATGCTTTGCGTAAGCAATGGCTAATAGATAATCCTAATGCAGAGTATGAGGGGTGGATGTCCATATGATTGAATTAACCTGCCCTAAATGTGGAAAGACATTTGAAAGACAAGGTAAAAAGCGGGGCAAGATGCCTCATTGTTCAGACTGTAAAGGTAAATCTTCCTCAGTAGATTCTTCAGAGTCTGGCAAGTCATAATCTTTATAAGGCTTATGACCACCAAGTCTGCGAATAAGTTTATTGATTGCTCTCTTGTGTCTCATACGAGATGTGTCTTCAGACCCAAGACTTAAGACGTTAGCAATCTCTTTGAAGTCTAATGATTCTGCGTGGCGCATAAACAATATGCGTCTATCTTCTTTAGATAGTTTCCAGAATGCGTAGTCAATCTCAAGCATAATTACCATAAGGTTGCCACCCTCAGATGGTGCGGTAGGGCGACCAACTCTACTTAGATTTAACTTATGCGATACACCAAACTCTTGTCTTAAGACAGCAGGTAATATACTTTCTACCACGTCGGGCGCATAATAGAATACATCATTAACATCATAGCCAACAGACTTAGCCTTCCAGCGTTGGCAATAATCAATAGCCTGATTTCTTAGCGACCTATAGATAAGGTTCTTTGCATCACGCTCACCCTTGGCTTCCCACTCTTTTAATTTATTTGGGTGTTCAGCAAACCATAACCACAAAGATTGTCTGATGTCTTGAATCTCAACCATATCAAACTTCTTGTGGTATTCAAGGGCTACACTATCTACAATGTAATCCCACTTCTTTACTTCGTCCCAGTTCATTTAAGTTTATTACCCTTTTCTACGGGAAGAAACCCAACAACTTTCATTGTATGATTTGTATTGTAGAACTCAGTTGTTATTGGCAATCTTTTTTCCGTCCACTCAATTCCAAAGTCCTCACTCAAATCAAATGACCATACGCCTTCGGGCGTAGAGTTTATGTAGTAAGGATTATAACTTAAGACAGAAGATTTTTCCAATAAAAAATCATACTTTTTCTTCTCAATAAGCAGGGTTGGGTAGTGAGTATTCCTTGACTTAAGTTCTATGAACATCTTATTCTCTGCTGTGATGCAATCAAATCCATCATAGTCATTAGGTGAATGCTCAAGGTCTGGAAAGTATTCCGCTTTCAGCCATTCAAACAGTTCTTGCTCTCTCATTTTTCCCATTTGCCCCTTAAAACTAGGAGTCCAATGACCCCGTAGTTGGCTAAATCTTTAAACGAATCCTCTAATGGTTCATTCAAAGCGTCTCTCTTCTTATCAAATAAGTTATTGATGCGGGCTAGTTTGTCCCACATACGCACACGCAAGCCATTGATTGGACCACCAGGAGATTCAGATATGTTCTTTGGACCATAGTCATAGTGCTTCTGAATCAACAGGTCGCCCAACTCTTGCATTACTGCTCTGACTTCTTGCTCAAAAGGAGAGGCACTTGAAGAGTTATAAATAGATTGTTCTCCACTTTCTCGTATGTCTTTATAGTCATTCCTAGATTCGTAATGTATTGAATTATCTGCCATATTTCTTCACTCTCTTCCCTCTTCATCTGGGTCTGCTTCCTCTAGTAACGTCTTAAGACTTGAATCAAATCTTAACATCTCTGAACTGATTACCATTTCTTTAATCATATCTTCTACTTCTTCAATATTTCTTTCGGCTGCATACAAAGTAACATAAGTTGACTCTGCAATCTGACGTATTTGTTCTGGTTGGTCAGAGTGGTCATAAAGAAATCTAAGCAAAGAACCGACTTGTAGTTTAACACTATTGGGGAGAACCAGATACGGGTCAAACTCATCATCACCATCTTCTTCTACATAGTGGTCAATGTAATCAAACCCATTTAAAAAAATACCACCACAGTCTTCGCAATAATATCCACTTTCTTTATCAATCATTCACGCTTACCTTTGCCCGTATAAATTCCGCTCCGTGTCGGACATATAAAGAGTTAACATCTTCTCCGTCGGGGAATTGGACAATGGTAACTGGTAATTCTCTAGCAAGACTACGGGCGAATTCAGTTCCTGGTTGGTCTCCATCTGCAAAGACAAAGACTCTCTCAAAATCTGCAAGCAATCTTGTGTAATGTCTCTTCCAAGAGTTTGCACCAGGCACACCAACACAAGGTATACCAACACAACTAGACATAGTAAGTGTATCTAGTTCACCTTCACATACACCGATAAAGTCTCCCGCTTTTTCTACATCTAGCACGTTATACATTTTAGTTTCCGCACCAGTCAAGCCCATATACTTAGGCTCAACAGCAGGATTAAGAGACCTAAATCGCAAATCAACAACACCAGTCTTGGTGATATACGGGATAGATAGTCTGCCAACAAATGCTTCGTGCCCAACTTCAGGCTCCACGACTACGCCTAATCGCGCCAGACGTGCTACTTCCTGAGATATTCCTCTTTGCTTTAGGTAGTCTTCCGCCTGATAAATGTTTTGACTGTACTTCTCTGTTGCTTTCCCCAACAATTCCTTCTGCGATACGCTTTGCTTCACGGATATTTACTCCTTCGTATTTGGAAATGATTTGTAAACTGTTTCCCTGAATTCCACAGGCAAAGCAGATAAAAATGTTTTTATCAAGATTAGCACTTCCAGATTGGTGAGTGTCTGAGTGGAACGGACAACGAAGGTTGACTTGACCGTGGTTGTTTCTGAACTTTGCTCCGTAGTGCGTAAGAATTTCCTTGATGCTTGGTAAGTCGTTATCAATCGTTATCACCATTTCCTGTCTTCTCCTTTAACCATTGAGTTAAATCTTGGACCACCCAAGCCTTGTTAACTGATGCATTCCTACGCTTAATTATCACGTAGTGCAGGGGAACTTGTTCTAAATTTCTAGCCTTAGCATAGTTGATTGCCTCAACTTCTGCCTCTTCCCAGAACTTCGGCAAGTCTACTTTCTTTACATTCTTAAGTTCAAAAATGTAAGTTTGTCCAGCAATGACGGTAACTAAATCGCCCTCATCATTAGCCCCTGCCTTGGTCAAACGTTCAATCCATAAACCCATCTTGCGGAATAGTTTAAGGACATCTATTTCCCATTGAGAACCTTTGCGTCCATTAGGGTTAGCCATTACCCACCTGAACCAAATCATCTATCTGGCATACATACCTGACTCCATACCCATAATCTTTTTCATAACAAACCTGAAGAAACTTTTCTTTTGATATGTCGCCCCATACTATGAACTGCGAATTAATATGTGGTTGAGTCCTGTCTCCAATAAGGGTTACGAGTATTGCATAGTCTGCTGAAAACAATTCCTTACTGTTGAATATAAGTTCTTTAGTTACCGTTGTTTTAACTTGATAAGTTTTACCATCAATAACTAAATCGTGTCCTGCATCCCCGCCAGTAAGAACTCTGTCATCAGTCTTAGTGTTGTATACCTTTGCTGCTGCCAGTTCACCCAAATAACCCATAAGATTTACAGCCCAAGAGGTATTCTTTGCATCAAACTTCTTGTCTGTAACATTGAATTCCTTTTTGTCTTGACGCATTGCATCAACAAACTGTAAAGAAGATTCAATCTCTTCGGGCGTTAACTGGATTTGTACCACTTAAGACGCACTCTTATCTTTCTTTAGAATCCGAATAGCCCAATCCATACCTACGTTTAGACCATCAGACCACTCATCTTTAATTGGAATCTTTGCTTCTTCAATTTTCTGAATTGCTTTATCTATTTCTAATTTAACTTCCAACATAACAAGTTGACGAATCTCCTGTGTCATATCGTCTTCTTCTTCTCTTAACATTTTACTCCTTATACACTCTCTGGTATATCGTCCATATACATATATTCAGGGTTAAAGGCAAGCCATACATTTATGTTTGCATTTGCATCTGCTTTTCCGTATCGGTTTTTCACAGGTGCTACAGACATTGATGTTCCCACTACCCCAAGTGTAGCAATTAATGCTGGTAATTGTGCGACCTTGCCCTGTAATGCAGAACGTGGCTGACAAGGACGACCTTCAACCGCTTCGCTTGTATGATGTAGAACTATTACACCAGCGTTGGTATGACGGGCTAAAAACTTTAACTCTTTCATAATGGCACGCATTGAAGCAAACTCTTCTCCGCCATCTGTTGCTACATCCATTAAGTTATCTACAAATATTGCCACAGGTGGACAGCCCCAGAGTTCTTCAAATGCTTGGACTTCTTCATCAATATCTTGTAGTGATGGACTTGATTCAAAAGACCACACAATATGGCTGCCCTTGGCAAGAGTGGCTTTGGTCCAGCCCAAATCATTTTGAAGTAGATATTCTACGTCAGTCTGGTTTTTGCCACTAATCATTGATGCCAAGCGCATAGCCATTGTGTGTGCATTAGTATCTGCAGATACGTAAAGTGTTGGGACTTTCATCTTTAAAGCCAACGCCAAGGCAAGCGTAGACTTTCCAACACCAGGGGTTCCTGCAAGCATAGATACTTCTGCTCTACGAAAAATTATTTTATGTGTATCAAAAGCCTTGAAAACAGAGGGCAACGGTTCCCCACCTATGTCAGCCCTGCCAACACTACGAACTAAAGTCTTCATTTATTCTCCTATCCAAAATGGTGAAAGGGCAATTATCTCCCCAAACAATTACCCCTTCACCAATATTTATTTAGTTAGCAGGTTTGCATTGCGCTGGACCCTGCGGTTCTGGACAAGACCAAAATGCATAAGGCTGTCCATTTTTCTTTGACACACCACTTCTCCAAATTCTTGGACCGTGGATACAGGTTGGATTACTTGTACCTGATGGACCCTGCACCTGGGTTGGTGCGGAGGATTTGGATGGCGTTGTGTCTGCTGTTGAAGTAGATGTCCCCAAAGGGGCTACGTTGTATGAAGCACGCACCATCCTAGCGGTTGCTGCTACTTGTGATGAGTAGTCGCTGATTCCCTCAAGCAATACGCTTAGTTCGTCAGCGGTGTTAGCACGAATGTTAATCATATCTGAATCACGACTATCACTTGTGCGAATAGAAACTTGCAGTTTCCAGTCTTCGTTACTCACTTGCTGTCTCCTTCTTGTTTAATAAACCAAACATTTGTCTGGCTTCTTGTTCAGTAATTACTTTCAAGTCAAGAGCAACAAGAATATCTTGACCAGATATATTGATGTTTGTAGTCATCACTTCTCTTTCGTAAATGTGCAATGTTCTGTTAGTCCACAGAAACTGCAACTGGATAGGTTAGGTAAGAATACACCAGCCTTGCGAGCCTTATCAAAGCCCGACACCATATATTCAAGTGTTGACAGGGTATACCTACTTAAGTCAATCATTTCTCCTGTCCCAGCCTCACGGCTCATCCAGTAGTTTCCTAAATTGACTTCTATGCCGAACTGCATCTCAAGTCCAACTTTATAAAAACCAAGTTGAAGGTCAGATACAGGTCGTCTTGCGCTGGTCTTTAAGTCAACAATAATCAATTGATTGTTAACCTCAAAGACTCTATCAATCACCATCTTTACTGGCACGTCAGCAATTACGGGATTGAGTTCTATTTCAATGGCTTTAACACCTTGAGGTGTTCGCCAGATTTTCCAGTCAGGATTATTCTTTCTCCATAAAATATAATTATCTACCCATATTGAACCTTGGTTCATCCACCAGACAGCATCTTCTCTGTCAGGGTTAGCCTTGGTTGAGCGACCCGCAACTCTTGCTTTAGAAAAATCTAAGTCTTTAGTTTCTTTTAACCAAGCAACATCCCAATAAGCATTACTCATTTTCTAGGTCCCACAATTCTGCAGCGTAGTGAAATGCTCTGCCACCAGCAGACCAAATGCTTGGTTCCTCTGGTAGTTGCAGTAAGCGACCTAAGTAATACTGATAACCACAGGTTAGATAAGTTGTAAATGCTGAGTAACTTATGTGCGCTGGTAGTTTATATTCTCCTAGTTGAATCATTTATATCCCCTGTCTTGTTATTACCTAAACCCCTCGGAGGACAGGAGATGACTCAACGAGGGATTTAGGTAAATCT